CCTGTTTGATTGCCTGCTGTGCCAGTAGACACAGACAGACGTACGATTTCACCACGAGACAAACCTACGTAATCGCCGTAGAAAATTGCTGTGCTGTAACCGTTAGTGATCGGATATTCACGAGTAGAACCCGCAAATACCTGACCGCCGATCAGGTTGATCGGCTTTAGCCCGTAAGGGGCATCAATAACCGGATAAGCCATAAAAGACTCCTAAATTAAGAACCAGAACCGAAAGTGACCTTAGATTTCCTATCTGCGAACAGAGGCATCCGAGGATCATTTTCACGAAGGAAATTGTTATCCACCGATTCCGATTGAGCTCTGTTTTGCTGGTCGTAATATGCAGACCGCTGTTTCATAAACTCTGAAGGGATTCGGCAAAGTACAAGTCCGCCTACTTCGATGCCACCTTTAAAGCGACCTTCGAGAGCAGCATGTACCATTAGTTCGGGATATTCATCTGCTTTGCAGGGTTCGTATCCTTCACGCAGTTTCGAGGAAATATTGCTGGGGTCAGGTGTACCCTGTGTACTAACACGGATATACCTATGTGACCACCCCGGACGTTCGTCAGGCATTGGGAGAGTCTCAGGCGGACGCCACGATTCCGGGCGGTATGTAGCCTTACGAGTATCCAATTCACGAGTCAGTCGGTTTTGTGTTTCAGCCATGATAATTAACCTCTATTCTGTAATGCAACCTGTTTAGCGTATTCTTCAATCGGCACCCCAAGTCTACGAGCAATCGCAACTTCTGATGCCTTTAGACGAATGCGCCCCGGCGGTGTGCTACGTGTAGCTGGAGCCACAACATTAGCTGGTCTTGCACGACGATCAACGTCGGTTCTTAAAACTTTTTTAGAGGATGTCTCAACCTCATAGCTCCCGTCATCAAAATGCTCGGGGAATCGTTTACGCATTGTAGCGTCTATGGTCCGGAAGTATTCCTCCGACCCAATAAAGTCCGCACCATACTCGCGTTGTAGTTTCTTGTCAAGCCCCATAGCGGTGCTTGTCATTTCCTCGTCTTTCCCAAACCAATCTTGGTTCCTTTGTACCCATTTCTGGGTGGACTCATTCATTTTGGGAGCCGGGGGAGGAGGAGCGTATTGTGGCTCTCTAGCTTCTACCGGCTTCATTGACGCAACTTTATCGGACTTTACCGCCGCTTTAGCAATAGCTTCCTGTGCTGCCACAATCTTGTCAGAGTCGCCTTCCTCAAACGCTTTCTTATAGAATGATTTTGCGGCCTCAAGCTCTTGTTTAGCTGACAGTTTAGTTTGGTCAACTATAATTTTGCTACCGCTTGCTAGTTGTGTCTGGAGTTTTTTATTCTCCTCATACACTTGCCGGGCAAAATGTTCAGCGGCTTCACGCTCACGTACAGCTTCTTCCTTGGCCCTACGCTCGTCATGGTAGCCTTTTGTAAATTTTTTAATCCGTTTTTGGACCTTTTCGTCGTATGAAGCCAACTCTTCGTCGGTAACTTCATCTACCGGTCGTCCGGGTTTGCGACCACGATCCTCTTCCGGGGTATCGTCTTCAATCTCAATTTCAAACTCATCTGATGAGGGTTTACCCTTATCTTCGTCAAGTTCGTGGGGGAATTTGTATCCTTCAGCCATAATTTACTCCTTATGCAGCACGGGTAATACCGCGCGGGTCTTCTACAACCGCTTCGACCGAATCATCGTTGATGAGCCGGAATTCACGACCATGAATCTTCAGACGGGTGCCTGAATTGGGACGGACGATGACAAAGTCACCTTCCTTGCACGACGGTCCACTAGGGAACCGGGTTGTGTCTCTGTAGCAATCTGGGCCAAGCTTGACCACAAACAGGACAGGAGTTAACACTTCTTCAAAGTGCATTGATTGGCTAGACTTAATAATCCCAGCTTCACTTTCAGCAAACTCTTGCATAGCCTCTGGGACTACGGTAAGGATGTGAAACATCTTAGGATCAGGCAGCTGTTTGGCTTTCTCTTCGGCAGTTGTATTCAAAATGCCAGATAGGTCTACAGCGGTTGTGTCGAACTCATTCATCTTCATAATTCTCCAGTTTTTGCACGAGGTTGCTGACAAGTTGTTCTGCATGGCCCAAACCCCGGATGATCCCGCAGATGTGCCGGTACTCAGGGAAGTCCCCTGCCCTACCAGCGTTTAAAAATGATTCCTGATCCTGACGAAGCTTGCCGATCTCCGTCAATACATGGTTAAGTACTCGTTGCGCGTCCAATTAAACTCCTTTGGGTGGTTGTTGACGATGCTGTTGTGACCGCTGCATAACTGCCTGCGCCCGCTGGTGTGCCAACTGCGCCTTGTTCTTGGCAGCATCTGCGCCAATCTTGACTCCTTCAAGCTGCATCTGTTTAGCCAGCTTGTCCCGTGCGGCGGCTGCGGTAGCGCCCACCTGCATAGCTGCGATCTCTTTCTGTGCTGCAATGCGGGATTCTTCGAGGCGTAGCTGGTCAGCTTTAGTCGCTGCCTCAATCTGCTGTTTCTGCTGTCTAAGCTGCAACTCGCCCTGTTTCAGCTGAAGTTCTTGCATCTGCATCTGTACGATTGGGTCTTGCATCTGTTGTTGCGCCTGTTGTTGTTGAGCTTGTTGCTGGTTGTTCTGTGTTATCGCAGCCGAGGCCTGCGCCACCATCATGGCAATCTGGTCAGCCATCTGCGGCGGCACCGCCTTGTTCTGATCCTCTGTGGGTAGCGGAGCGCCAAGCTGCATCTCAACGTTCTTGCGGTACTCAAAGCCCAAGTGCTCATTGACGTGAGCCATGACTGCCGCTTGAATCTGCTGCGCCATCGGGTTCTGCTGGAGCAACTGCATGATCTTGGGGTCCTGCATCATTGACATGTGCGCTGCGATATGTGCCTCGTGGTTCTGCTCCATAAACGCCTTGACCGGCTTTTTGCCAGTGAGCATGTTCTGGTTCTCAGTCACCGGGTCCACAGGAATCTGATCTTCCTCAACCGGTACCAACTTGTTAGCGTTCTTAATGCCCAGCACCTCAATCATCTGACGGTGTAGCAGGGGCATGTCATACAACTGCGGGGCAGTCTGGGCCAGCTGTAATACAGCCTGATACTGCACAACTTTCTGAGCCATAGTAGATGCGTTGGGGTCCGATACCGGCATCACCTCCACCATGTCATAGTCTGCTTTTTTAGCCTTGCGGTCACCCATGTCTGGCTCGTAGCTATATTCCTCTGGTGTGTAGTCGGCGATGATGTGCTTGAGCAACTTGAACTCTTGCCGCATCGCATAGTGCAGCCGCGCTTGCACCGCACCCATCACCTTTAGCTGACGCTCAAGCAGGGCCAGCGTTGTACCCACCGGAGCTTGGCTGGACATATCACTGACGTTCATGTCACCAGATGATGCAAACTGACGGCCCTCTTGCACAATGTTCTGGAACAGAGCAAACAGAACCTGACTTGGCTCCTTGTACGGCAGCGTCATGACGTTGTCTTTGATAGCGCCAGAGGGCACATCAACATCACGGAACTCACCGGGCTGGATGGGCGTGTCATCACCCTTGATACGCAGACCACGGGACTTCAGACCACCGGGCAAGTTACTCAGCGTACCTGCATCAATCAGCTGCCGTTGCAGCATGGTCGCGCTCTTAGCGTAACCACCAATTAGGTGAATCAACCCAAAGCCATAAAACCCAAAGCCAGAGGGGATGTACTGATAGTGCACCAAGTGTTCGCGCTTAGTGTGGAGTGGGTCATCCTCGTACCAATTGCGGCGGATAGCCAAAATAGTACCGGTGCCCTTCTCGATAGTGACGATGTACGGCAACGCAATACCTGTGGGCTCGCCATCTTTATCTTCATCCTCATAGCCCTTCAAGTCCAAGTCCACTTGCATCTCTAGTATGCGATAGCGGTTGTCCTGAATAGCCGAAAAGCCCTGCTCCTTGGCCTTCTGCTTCTCAACGTCATCTAGTTCTGTTGTGGGCTCACCAAGCTCAATGTCACTGTAAAACCCAGCCGCCATAAGCTTAGTCAACTCATTCTCTGTACGCCGCATCACGTGCGTCACGCGCGGGGCCGTAGACAAATCAGACGCACCGTACGGCACCACAATATCTTCAGCCGGTACAAAGATCGAAACCTGCCGCCCCCTGCTCGGGTCGTAGTACACCTTCTTGAACGCAGAGCCTGCCAGCGGCAGTGACCACAGCATCTTCTCATGCTCAGGCCGGTACTCCTGCATCACGTCGGTAAGCTGATAGTTCATGTCCTCAGTAACACGCTGCGCAGCTTCTTCTTTCTCGGGGGTATCCTTACCATTAATATGTAAATTCACAGGCCCTGCCGCCGGGAATGTCTCCATAATGCCTTCGCTCTGAAAGCGCACAACAGACTCTGTCAGCATCGGGTGAAACACACCACAGGCTCCGCTCCAAGGCTCGGTACGCTCCTCATACTTCAGCCCAAGCAGCTTTAGTCCGTCAACGTACGTACTGATCCAGTCCTTGCGGTCATTCTGGTCTTTCTCAAAGTCACTGATTAACTCTGAGCTGATGCTGGTTAACTCACTGTCACTAATATAGTCAGCGAGGTTGGCATCAAACTCTTCGTCACCGGTATCATTTTGGGGCATCAAATCAATCTCGATGTCGCCCATACGGAGGGTTACATCATCAGGATTCTCAATCTCAATCTCTAGGGGTTCAGCTTCTTCAAGACCCATAGGAGCCTGATACAACGAGGGGGCCATATTGGTTGCCATAATTAATCCTTAAACCGTATAGTATTGGTTGCGCTTACTCTTGAATGAATATACTGGCTCCGGCTCGTCGCTCGGCAACCTGATAAACCCACCCTGCCTAAACCTCATCAACGCTTGTGTTGTGCTATCAACCAAGTCGTCATTAGTGCCGCTAGGGAAATCATTGCACTCCTCAATAACTTCTTTTGCCCACCGGCGGTCTGGTGCCCACACTATACCTGCTGAGAACAAGTCAGATACAGCATTTACACGGCTGATCTTATCTTGTCCCTTGCCGGGAGTAAACTCACCAACGGGTATGCCCATCCGCCTAAACTCTTGGTACAGCGCCGCGCCGTTTGACTTCTTCTCCACCACGAACGCATCAGGCTCCCACTCCTTGTATTCTTCAAGCATTAGCTTTTTAAGCTCGGGAAACTCCATACGTTGCTTGATAGAGTTAAGCAGGATGATGTTGTAGTTCTTAGTCTCTTCGTTGAAAAACACACCCCATGTAGTCAGGGCGTTGTAATCCGCGCGGTTGTTGGCTTCTTGCGCGGCATCAAGG